AGTACTACCAGTATTAGAAACAATTAATCTTCTTGTTAAATCCAATGCATCAAAAACCGCATTTTGAGAAGGTGCTTTATCAATAACACCATTTACTATTGCATCTTCAACTATTGTCTTATTTTTCCAAAGGTTAGTTGCTGATTCATAAGCTGGTATTTGATTGTTTGTAGGACTTGTAATTTCTACATCTGTAAGTTCATCTAAAGATAAAACTGGTAAATCTTCTAATGTAATAAAAGGATTTATACCATCTTCTCCATCATTTATTAAATCTGATGTTTTTGTTGGTATATCATCTATCATAGCAAAAGTATAACTTCCACTTGCTTTATCTGGTAATATTAATATTGTATTTTCATCTGTATTGTATGTTCCAGCTGATATTGTTTTACTAATAGAATCTTTTGTAAAAACTAATGTTTGATTATCTATTATAGATTTTCTAACAATACCACCATCATTAAATGTTATTATACTCTCTGCTGCAAGAATTAAATTATCATTTAATTCACTATCATTTTTAATAAATAAACCATTAGTATCTGAATAAATATTAATTTGATTTGTTGTCACATTACCATTATCAGTTACAACTTGTAATGTTCCAAAATCTTGAACTGAAACCCATACAGCAGCACCTTCTGTTGCATCTTGACATTGATATATATTTCCTCCCAAAGTAATCCAATAAGAACCACCTGTAAAACCTTTTGTTACATCATCATTTTCTAATGGTATTGTTCTTGCATATTGTTTAAGTTCAATAATGTTATAACTAAGATTAGTTAAATATGCTTCTCCTGCTTCCAATTTCCATTCATAACCAACTGCACAAGTTAAAGCAATTCCTTTAATAAACCTATCTTGCTTACCTTCACTTATGTTAGATCCATTTGCAAAGAATATAACTGCATCAGCATCCATAGTTCCACCTGCTAATGGTAAATAACTTCCTGTTACTACAATAGAAGATTTATCAATTCTAACAATTGTTCCATCTGCTTTTCTACCTAATATATCAGTTGTTGTGTTATCTAAACTTGGTGTAACTCCTATACTAACTGTACCACTATTTGTAATTCTAAACTTACTTGTTTCACTACCAAATGTGCCTGTGCTTGTTACAAAATCAAATGATGCTCCTTGCCATCCAATAAAGAATAAATCATTATTTGAAATTAAACCATTCTTGTTTCTTAAATATGGTATATAGTAACCAGCATTTGCATGAAATAAACTCACATAGTTATCATATAAACCTCCTGAACCACCAAGATAAAGTGCAGACACTGCAGCATTACCTACATTATCAGTATTTCTTGCATAGTAACCAACTGATTGATTTGTAGATTTATTTATGTAGAATCCATTATTAGAAGCACTTGCAGGTTGTAATCTTAAACCTAAATAACCATCAGGTGTTACATTTTCTAATAATTGTGAAAATGTTACTCCTGTTGATACAACCCATTCAGCATCTTGTCTAACATATTGTTGTCCATCAATAGGTGCTTCACCAATTTTTGTAAAAATCTGTTGTTGTAAATCATTTACTAAAGAATATAACTCATTTATTGAACTATTTTGTGAGTTCAAAGTTTGATTGATTGTGAAAATTGTTGAGTTTATTGAGTTTATATCATCCTGTAATCCTGGTATTAAACTAACCTGATAACTTAAATCATCTAATATAGTTTGTAATCCACTTATTTGACTTATAGGTATGATTGAACTATCTGTTAAAACTACATCTAATATGTCTTGTATATCTAAAAAGTTTTGATTCACAATGATAAAAGCATCTCTTAACTTATCACCAGTTCCATCATTAGCAGTTGCTCCTGTGTTTATTACTATCATCCTTTAATTCTTTTTTTTCTTTTTCCTTCTCTATTTTAACTTCTTCATAAAGTTTAGATAGTTTTATTATATCTTTATCTTTAATTTTATATTCTCCTCTTGTCATTAGCAGTTTTTTCCTTTCTTAATAAACCATCCTCCAACTGTTATTTTTTTAACTCCACAAGGTTTATCATACTCTGGTATAGTATTTACTTTAATCCAGTTTAAAAATTGTTCTTCATATAAAGTATATAATTTTCTACTTGCTTGAACTAAATAATCTACCTCTTCTTTAGTAACACTATCAGCATTATCTGTTTTTCCTTTTGTAATACCATTATTAGTAACCATATAAGCACCTTGTGATAAGTATATCTCTGCTGATCCATGAATAATCATTTCACTGATATAATCATTAAATAATTCTAAATATAATCCTGATAATGAGTTAGTTTCATAATCAGCAACTATTTTATTATATAAGTTTGCTCCTAATAAAGGTTTTATTAAAAGATTTTGACAAGCCTTAATTGCTTGTAAGTAGCGGTCTACATCAACATTTCCTCCTATGATAGTGTTACGCGTTAGTTCATCTTGTTTGATTAAAATTGTCTGTAATCCCATTATTTCTATTATATTTTTTTACCTATACCTGGCAATTCATTTACAACATCTTGGTTGTTATCATAGTGTGTTTCAATACCTAATTCTAAAACTTTCTCTACTTTTGCTTTATTTGAACCTGTTGCATAAACTCTATTATGTGGTATTCCATTTTCATCTGCCAATTTATACATTCCACCTGCATCATTTCTTGCTGATATAATATATACTATCTTTCCACTTGCTAATGCTCTCTCTAAAGCAAGAACTCCTTGATTAGTAGTTAGTGTGTCATCATAATCAAAACTAACCTTCTCAGCAGCCATTTTTAATACCTGTGGTTCTATTGCTGGTGTAATTCTTAATTCTTCATAATCAACAAAAGCAAGTTTAACATTAGGATTAGTTTTTTGAAAAACTTTATCTAAATTAGATGTAAGTATTTTCCTCATTGGATTGATTTGACTTCTATATAAAATCTTTAATGATTGAACCATTTGTTCTGCTACTGAACTAAAACCTGATGGCATTGGTAATCCAAAAAGTGCTTTATCATTCACCTTGTGACTTAACATAATCTTCTCTAAACATTCCTGACTTAAAAATTGGAACTGAGAATAAGCATCTGTTATCTCAATACTCTCCACAGTGGTTCTGTTCTCATAATTATCATTAAATGATACTACTGTATTACCAGCAGCATTTGTGCCTGTAACCTTTCTTAAAATTGCTTCCTCAGCCTCTTCCATTGCTTCTTCACTATCAGTAGTTCCTTGATTGATGTTGATGATTTTTCCTGCTGAAAAGTTATTCTTAATGTGTTTATTGTAATAGTTTGATAATTCTTCTTCTGTTTGACAATACTGAATACCTGATTGCCAATCTGGTAGAGCATAAACTGGTTGTGCTGATTGTCTTTTGATATATAAAATCTCACTCTCTAAACCATTTCCATAACCAAATGCTGGGAACTCTTGTGGTTTATATCTTGTTCTAAATCTCCAATCAAAAGAATACCAATATGATCTAACATCATCTGTTATATCTGCTTCTTTATTTACTGCAATAGATTTTGTTGGTATGTAATAAAGTTTATTTACTCCACCACCATAATTGTATATTACTTGAAAAGCACAAGCCCCTTGCATCTTAAAATCTGTTACTGCATTTCTTAAATCTTCTTCACCTAAAATAGTTGATATATCTACTGAACCTGTTGTATCTTCTAAACCTTCTCCTAAAATATAATTGGTAAAGTTATCAATAATAGATTGATTAGTTGGTGATCCTAAATAAGCCTCTTCTACAACATAAAAGTATTCATTATTCACTCCATTAGTAATCCACTTATTACTTGATATAAGTAAAGATTGTATATCAACCTTTACATATTTATTCATTTCTATAAAATGTATTTTCTTCATATTAAATTATATTTTTATTATATTATTATCAACAACTTTATGTAAGATATAATCTTCTAAATTAGTCTGTGTTGTTGCCATAATTTTACCTCTCCACATAAGTTTATCTGTTAAATCAGTTACTCTCACTTCAAATGTTTCATTATCAATAAACTGGTGGTAAAATTCTAATACCATTATACCATCTTCTTGTGTTGCTGGTAGTTCATATATTGTTTCAACCTGTTTAATCTCACTCCACATAACTAATTTTACTTCATCTGTAAAAAATCTATAAGGAACTCTTAAAAAGTAAGTTGGGTCTGGGTTTATAGTCATATCAGCAGTGTATAGGTTACTATCTACTGTGATTATATTATTATCAACTGTTAAATAGTCTCCACCTGTTGCACCACTTATCTCAATTATCTTTAATGACATATATTCTGTTATTTTTAATAAAAACACCTGAGTTCTGTTTTGTAAATAAATAAAAAAAGAGAACCTTGTGAGTTCTCTTTTTTGTAAATAAATAAAAAAAGAGAACCTTGTGAGTTCTCTTTTTTGTAAATAGTTTAAGGTTTATTATCCTGGTATTTGTGATGCTGTTGCATTCAATGCTTTCATATTATTTGATGCAGATGCAGTAAGATACCAAATTGGTTCTTTTTCCATTCCTACTGCAGTTAAAGTATATCCATTTAATGAATCCATAGTTCCTTGAATCTGAGAGTTACCAGAGATTTCACAACCATGTTCTTTACCCATTAAGAATACAGCTCCTGAGTTTGCTTCAACAAAGATTTGAGGTCTTCCCCAAGCCATCATTTTAATTTGAAACTCCATCTCTGCTGATAATTTTGTTAGAACAAAGTTTAATGTTTGATTAAAAAATGTTGTTCCATTGTCTCTTGATGATGTTATATCTTGTGTAAATGTGTTACCTGAGTTTTTCAATTCATATTTATAAACAACATCTAAATCACCTATACTTGTAAGTAAGTGTCCTGCATCTGTTGATGATGTAGTAAATGTGTATTCATCAAAATTAGCAACATAAATTGCTTTTATTCCTGATACTGCATCTTTACATGCTAATAGACCTTTACCTTTTGTAATGTCACATGCCATATGTTTTAGTTTTTTTTTTCTTAATATAATATAAAGGGCCCTTATTCTAACCTTGAGTTCTTTACAGACCCTTATACTATATTATATTTAATTTATTATACTCTTGAATAAACAATTTGATTTCCAAATGAATAACCTACACCAGCAGAGAATACAATTTTAGTTCTGATGTTACCAGATAAATCTGATTCATCCATATCTTTGATAGATACATTGTTTAAGTCTGCTTCTAATCCAGTTAAAAAACCTAAGTTTTTAACTCTGTAAGCCAAGATTGTGTTTGTTGGAAGACCAGCAATAGATACAACTGGAATACCAATGTAATCTAAAGTTTTATCTCCAACAGGTGAACCAACCATATAGTTGTTTACTTGAGACAATTTGTAGTTTCTTGCTACATTAGGTGATACTGCAATTATTAAATCACTTTCTTGAACTACTTCTTCTGGGATTGCAAGATAAACTTTTGATAATTCACCTTGAACATTTGCTACAGTTGATGCTGTTCCTGTAATGTCAATTACATCTCCATCTGCTACAAATTGAGCCAATAGACCTGCAAATGATCCAGTTACACCAGTACCTTGCCAGATTTGAGTATCTACTAAATCACCCATGTTGTTTACCATTGCTAAAAGGATAGCATCAGCAATAGTTGCAGGGATTTCATTAGCAGCACCAAATAAACCTGCTTGTTGTGCTTGGAATGTTTGGTGGAACTCATCTTTACAAAGTTCATGCTTGATTTCATATTTTTTTGTTGCTACTTCTTTATCAGTATAAGTAACAGTTCCTGTTGGATCAAATCCACAAGAATAAGGAGCTAATGCTGCTGAGTAACCAAGTTTAGGTAAATAACCTGAACCAATAACATTTGGTAATACAGTGATAGCACCTTGACCAATTGTGTCTGCTTTCTTAAATGCTTGAACAAAGATTTCTCCTGCCAATGCACCATTAAATGTTGAGTTGATTGTTGCCATTATTATTTATTATTTTTTTTTGTTATTCTACTCAATGCCTCTAATGTGCTATCTGTAGATACTTCTTTTGTTTTCATTGTAATTGGTGATTGACCTTTTACTTCTGCTTTTAACTTTGTTGATGCAGCCATTGATTTCAATTCTACATTCTCATTTAAAACAGCCTCTTGTTGAACTGTAAGTTTTTCAACCTCTGCTGTTAAAGTAGCAATCTTTTCTTTCAATGCTTCAACATCTACTTCTTCAACTGGTTTAAGAACTTCTTCTGCAATGTCTTCTGTTACAATCATTACTTCAGCAACAATTTCTGTTTCAACTTCTTCCATCTTAACCTCTTCTTCTTCTTCTTTTTTAAGGTCTTCAACTTCTACTTCCTCTACTTCTAATACTTCAACTTCTGTAATTGCACCTGTGTTGTCTGTATAATACTTTTTACCTTCAGCACTAAACTCTCCATCTAAAACTGGGTTTAATTCAGCATCATATACAACATTTCCAACTTCAAAAGCATCAGCAGTTAAAGGTCCTAATTCAGTTTCTAAAGATGCAAGTGTAACTTCACCTTCACTGAAAAGTTTGATAAGTTTTTTTAACATACTCATATTTTCTTCTTTGTTATTTTCTCTGCTATTTAATTCTACTTCTTGTGTTAAGCAGTTTTCACAAGTTTTTTTCATATTTATCTTTTCAAATTGTATAAAACTATCTATTGAAAATCCTTTTGCTTTACCAGTCTCAACATATTCACCCCAAGACTTATCTGATAATTTCATACCTACAACCCAGTCACCATTTTCTACTGGTAATCCTATGTTGTTTCCTTTATCATTTTCTTTATTCATTACAATCCAACTCTCTACTACTGTGCTATCACTTAGTTTTAAGTCTTCTTCATGGTTGAATGTTGAGTTTCTTTGATAACCTTTCTTCATAAAATCTTGTGAGAACCTTTCTATGGTCTCTGCATCAAACATAAGTTGAAAAGGTGTTCCATCTTCAAACTCTCTGTATATCTTTTGTTCTGCTCTTAAAACAATACCATAAAGTATTTGTTTCTTTTTATCAGATGCTAATTTAATTTCTACTTTATTACTCATAGCAATAAAATCAAAACCATTGGCAGGATCCATAACTATGGATATGCCATATAAGTCTCCATCTGTTTCTTCTTCATATTTTACTTTAAATACTTCCATATTATATAAACACTTTATTTTTTTTTGTAAAGTTTTCATAAATAAACAAAATATAAATAATCTATATAATAAATATGACAAGAGAAGAGAAATGTAAGTTAGCAATTGAGAAAGGCTTTACTTATGATGAGGTGACTGGTAATATATATGGTATTAGAGGTGGTAATATAATAAAAAGAAAGTCATATGGTTATATAGACCTTGGATTGTTTGTAAACAATAAACATTTTCATTTACAAGGACATCAATTTGCTTATTATTATAAATATGGTAAAATTGTAGAACAAATAGACCATATAGATGTTAATAGAAGTAATAATAAAATTAGTAATTTGAGAGAAGTTACACACCAACAAAACTGTTTTAATAAAAAAACAAAGGGGTATTATTTTAACAAAGATAAAAATAAATATATATCACAAATTATGATAGATAAAAAAAAGATACATCTTGGTCTTTATGAAACAGAACAAGAGGCAAGACAAGCATATTTAGATGCAAAACAAAAATACCACATTATTTAATGTGGTATTTTTTATATTAAGATTAAATACAACAACCTACCATCATAAATATAAATGGTATAAAGGAAAGAAAAGTGCTATTCTGTATTCTATTTCTATCTAACTCTTGTTGTGTTGATACATCATTACCTACAACATATGCTCTTAATGGTTGTTGTTGTCTATTAGCAATAGTTCCTGCCAATTGATTAGTGCTTGACTGACCTACTATATTAAATTGTGCTGGGGGTGCTGCAGCACCTCCACCAGTAGAACCACCTCCACCAGCAGATCCACCACCCAATGATGATAATGCTTGTGCTGCTGCTGCAATAGTTGTTGCTATACCTATACCCATTTGAGTATAGTTAGTAGGTATTTTTGCTGCTAAATATGCTGCACCATATGGCCCTAAAGTAGCAGCATAAGCATAATCTGCTGTGTTTGCTGCCATTGTATTCATAATAATTTTAGCAATTGTTGCTGACTTTTCAGCAATGATTAAAGCCTTTTGTAAATCACTACCTCTTTTAGCAAATCCAGCAGCAATGTTAAATGCTGCTATTGTAGCATCAAGTTCAGCATTTCTTAAACCTATTTTAGCCTCAGTTACAATTTGTTGTCTTTCAAGGTCTTCCTGTTGATTTGCTTTATCTTCCTCTTCACCATCAGCCTGAATCTTTTGCATTTTTTTAATATGCTGTCTTGTCAATTCCTCTATTGATAAATTGTTTGCCTCTAATATAGCCTTCTTTTCATTATACTCTCTTAATTCTCTTTCTGCTGGTGTTTCAGCATCCTCTTTTAATTGGTTTAATATATCAATTGCTTGTTGTGCTGATGCCATATCATCAGCAAGTTGTTTATCTGTTATTGCTTTCTTTTGAGCAGCATCAGCATCAGCAATCTTTTTATTAAATGCTTTCTTTTCCTTTAATGTAAGATTATTATCATTGTTTATTAAATAGTGTTGTCTATCAAAACTATCTTTTGTTGTTGTTAAATAATCTTGAATACCTTTTAGATATAAATCATGTTCTTTTTTATTTCTATTTTCTATTCTTTCTCTACTTTTTTCAGCATCATCAGCATCCCAGTTTGCCTTTTTTATCTGTCTTTCTCTATCAAGATTTTGAACTGCTTTATCACCTTCTTTTATTTGTTCAAGTATTTTATTAGTATTCTCTGTTCTCTTAGCCATGTTTTCTTCAGAGTATTTTTTAGAAAAAGCACGCTCACTTGCTAAATAGTCTCTTTCTACTTTTTTTGTAAAAACATTAATCATTGAAAAACCTGCGTTTTCATACTTTGCTTTGATTTCCTCCTTTTTT